CGGGCATTGCCCTCATCTCCGCGGCTGGCTTTCTGCTTTACCGCAACTGGAACTCCATCTCCTCCTGGTGGAAGCGGCTTTGGAGTGGCATGAGCGATGATACGACGGCAGCAACCGACAAGATGGCCAAGAAGCTGCCGGCACCGCCTGCCTCGGGAAAGCCCACGAGCGGGGCCTACGGCAGCAAGGGAGGCCCGACCCGCGAGGGGGACGTGCAAACCCTCATGGGAAAAGGATGGACGCGGGAGCAGGCCACGGGGATCGTGGCGAGCATCCAAAGCGAGAGCACCGGACGGACGGACGCGGTGGGCGACAATGGCCGCGCCTTTGGCCTGGCCCAATGGCACCCGGATCGTCAGGCCAGGTTCAAGAATTGGACCGGCAAGGACATTCGCGAGGCCTCCCGCGCCGAGCAGCTGGCCTTCATTGACCACGAGCTGCGCAACGAGGAGAGCGGCGCCGGTCAAGCTCTGGCTAACACTCGCGACGCCGGCTCGGCCGCCAAGGTCGTATCGAGGCTCTACGAGCGGCCGGCCAGCGACCAGGGCGAGCTCCGGGCCGCGATCGCGCAGGCCATGATAAAGGCGCCAAGTACCGCAACGGTGCCGGCAACCGCCGTGGCCTCCAGCGTTGCGGGCAATCGCTATCAGACCAATAACAACAAGACTGACGTACGGGTTGGCAGCATGACCGTGAATACGCAGGCCACCGACGCACGCGGGATTGCCGGTGATATCACGCCGGCTCTGCAAAACTCTTTCGCCCAGATGGCCAACAGCGGGCCGACATAGCCATGTATTATCCCATGGTTCCGGACGTTCCGGGCGTTCCATCATTGCTGCGCATCCCGCCGCACGTCATCTCGCGCACGGGTGACAGCATGGACCAGGCTATTGGAGCTCTGCTCAGCATCAGCTCCTTCGCCCGCAATTCCCCCCTGTCCCCAATGTCCAACGCGCTTTCGGGTGTGCAGGAGGCTCTTAGCCTAGTGGGAATTGTGAATGGTAATTTCAGCACCTATCCCTCCAGTCTGTTTGATCCGTTCGTCTATCCGATGACCGATGTTACGGGCAATCTGAATTCGCTGATGGCGACCATTGGAACAAATCCTACAGGGCCAATCAACCTGATTTCTGGAACGGTGGACAATACCGCCAGCATGCTCAGCAACGTCTCCGACGACTTCTTTGCGGATGCGGGCATTGATGATGCTACGTTGGAGGATGGTGTGGAGTCCGTTACTTCTACAGCGTTCAGGGGGGAACCGCAGTGGGGAATTTTTGAGTCGGGCCAGTCGGTCGTTGAGGCTGACAACGTTGTGGGATTTGACTATCGCAAGGATTGGACCATCTCCGACTATCCGGTGGAGGAGGGTGCCTTTCAGAGCTACGACAAGGTGGAGCTACCCTTTGACGCGCGCGTGAAGTTCTCGTGCGGCGGCTCGCTGGACACGCGCACGGCGTTTCTCAAATCGATTGAGGATATCGCCGGCAATCTGACCCTCTACGATGTGGTGACGCCGACCAAGACCTATCAGAGCTGCAACATCACGCACGTGGACTATCGCCAAACGGCGCAGAATGGCGTGGGGCTCATGGTGGTAGAGGTTTACCTGCAGGAGATACGCGATACGGCCACGGCGACCTTCAGTCAGACGGCCGGCACCGATCCCAACAGTACCCCGACGACGACCAAGACGCCGGCGCCGAAGTCGCCCAGCGCCCAGCCGGTCAAGAGCGGTGGCACCAAGCAGGCCCAGCCCATCCCGGCGCAGGACAGCACGGCGATCGGAACGGCTCTATTGAACACGTTGAACTGATGCAGCTGGTTCCTTTGGACGCAGTACCCTCGCAGCGGTTTACGATCAGCCTGTCAAACCAGGCCTGCCAGATCGAGCTGTATCAAAAGGTGCAGGGCCTTTTCATGAACGTCTCGGTGAATGATGAACTCATCATCGGTGGCGTAATCTGTTTAAACCAGGTGCGGATCGTGCGCGACCTTTACCTGGGATTTTTGGGTGACTTCTTCTTCAACGATAGTCAGGGCTCAAGTGATCCCTACTATACCGGCCTGGGCTCGCGCTTTCAGCTGGTATATGTGCCGCCCGAGGAGCTACCCGAGGGCGTCGGCTAGTGGCGTTTAAACAGAAGAAGCTCAACGTGAGCTTCGCTCTGGGTTCGGGTACCTTTGGTGATACCGGCAAGAACCAGTCCAAGCTGGAAGGTCTTCGGATGATTGCGGACATTCGTCGCGCCGGCGGCGTGGCAATGAGCACCGCGATGCTTGAGATTTATGGCATGACATTGGATATGATGAACCAATTGTCAACGCTTGGCCTGGTGGCAACGACCGTGCGGCGCAATACCGTCCAGGTGGAAGCCGGCGATGCGGATGGAATGACGGTTGTTTTTACGGGAACGATCATCAACGCCTATCCCGATTTCTCGTCGCTGCCGGACGTGGCCTTTCGCGTAGAAGCACATACGATGCTTATCGACGCGGTGGCGCCATCGCCGCCGCAGAGCTTTCCGCAGCCGACCAAGGCCAGCGACATTCTGGCCGGGATCGCGGGCCAGCTGGGCGTACCATTTGAAAATAATGGGGTTACGACCATCCTGCCGCCATCCTACTTTTCCGGCGCGCTGCGACAGCAGGCGCTAGCCGTGGTAAAGGCCGCGGGCTGTCTTTGGAACGGGGTTGAGGATGGCACACTGGCCATCTGGAACCCCGGAGAATCTCGAGGAGGACAGGCACCGCTCGTCTCGAAGGATACGGGCATGATACTGTATCCCCAGTTTTCGTCCAACGGAATTACTCTGCGCACGACCTACAATCCCTCCATTGGGTTTGGCAAGAAGATCGTGGTGGAGAGCGCGCTCGGCGATGTACTTGCCAAGTCACTGAATCAAACGGCAAAAGGTCGAGGCGTGAGCAAGGACAAGAAGCAGACCACCTGGGTGGTGTTTGATCTCAACCATCGGCTGGCGGCGCAGATGCCGCGAGGTCCATGGTTTTCATTTCTCCAGGCCGCTCCCTTGGGCCTGGGCCCGCAGGTGCCATAATGGCTTCTCCTAAAAAGAGTGGCGCCGGCTATCCGGGTCAACTCGGCCTCAACGGTGGAACGTCGCAATTCGGTGCGATGAGCTTTCTGATAGAGCAGATGCAGGGAATATTCCGTACCTGCACGATCGTGAAAGTTGTTAAGTGCACGAACGCTGGCGGCGTTTCGCCGATGGGTACCGTGGACGTGATCCCGATAATCAACATGGTAGACGGCTTGATGCAGGGCACCGAGCACGGCACCGTTTATGGATTGTCTTATGCCCGGGTCCAGGGCGGTCGCAACGCCGTTATCTGCGATCCGAGGCCAGGTGATTTGGGTGTGGCGGTAATCTCGGACCGCGACACCTCCGTGGTGAAGAAGACCAAGAAGGTCGGAAACCCTGGCTCGCGTCGGCGCGGTGATCTGGCAGACGGTATTTATCTGTTCACGATCCTGGCCGAACAGGCGCCGCAACAGTACGTGCGTTTCGTGCTGGATGATGACGGCAATCCCACGGGCATGGAGCTCGTCGATGTCAATGGTAACAAGATCGAGATGACGAGCACTGGAATAAAGTTGACCGATAAGACTGGTCATTTTATCGATATGAACACCTCAAAAATCGCAATCACAGGAGATGTGGAGATAACTGGAAAACTGAGCTCTAGCGATATGACGGGCCTGGCTGGCGGCGCCAAGAAGGTAGTTCTTGACGGCGATCCGGTTTCGGGCGGCGTTGTACACGCTACGTCCACCAAGACCACGGCGACCTGATGCCTGATACGCTGCTTCTCGATACCCTCACCTGGGACCTGGTGGTGGATATCAATGGAAACATCGCCAGGGCAGGAGAGCCCTATGCGCAGGCGCAGGATGCCGCAAGCGCCATCAAGCTCTTTGAGAGTGAGCTCTGGTACAACGTGATCCCGGGAACGCCGTACTGGACGCAAATCCTGGGAACGTCGCCGCCACCGCTCTCGCTGATGAAAGCCAAATTTGAAGCTGCAGCGCTGACGGTACCCGGCGTTGTAAAAACCAAGTGTTTAATTACCACCTTCACCGATCGCGTCATTGGAGGCCAGGTTCAGGTTCTCAATGCCGCCGGCCAAACCAGTCAGGCGACCTTCTGATGTCACTTCCACTGACGACCAACGTTCCACCTCCCAGCTTCACCGATCGTGGATTTATTCCGCAGACCGATGATGCCATCCTCACGGGGTTGCAGCAGGATATTCAGGGAGCCTTTGGTGGCAATTTGAATTTTGATGACGACCAGGCCACCCCGCAGGGACAGCTTGCCAACAGTGAGGCGGCGATCGTCGCCAATATGCAGGCGGAATTTTGCAAGCTCACCCAGCAGATGGACCCGGCGTTTAACTCCGGGCGTTTCCAGGATGCCATCGCGCGCATTTATTATCTGACGCGCAATCCGGCGTTGCCGACGGTGGTGGTGTGCGATTGCGTGGGCGTTGAGAATACCGTTATTCCGGCCGGCTCCAAGGCCGTTGATGAGTCCGGCAATATCTATTTCAGCATGGACAATGCTGTCATCGGTATATCGGGAGCGGTGTCCGTTCAATTCGCCTGTGAGATCGCCGGCCCGATCTCGTGCCCCGCGGGAACACTCAACCGAATTTATACCGCCGTTCCGGGCTGGGATACGGTGAACAATCCGGCTGACGGCGCGCTGGGACAAAATGTGGAATCTCGCCAGGCCTTTGAGGCTCGGCGCACGGCTTCGGTGGCGCAAAACTCTCGCGGTACCATTCAAGCCATCGTCGGTGCGGTATGGAGCGTGGATGGCGTCTTGGATGTCTTTGGCTATCAGAATGATACCGACAACACATTCACCTATCGCGGCGTTACGCTCGCACCTCACAGCATTTACGTTGCGGTGGTGGGCGGTACCAATGAAGATGTTGCGAAAGCCATCTGGTCCAAAAAATCTCCCGGCTGCTCCTACACGGGCGATACGACGGTGACGGTTGAGGACACGAGTGCCTTCTATACTCCGCCGTATCCGTCCTATGACGTGACCTTTACACGCCCAGATGACGTCGCGATAAAGTTTGCAGTCTCCATTTCAAATGGTCCCGACGTTCCGGCCGATGCTGTTGAACAAATTCAGACGGCCATCATAAATGCCTTCGCGGGTGAGGATGGTGGACCTCGAGCCCAGATCGGAACCACCATCTACGCCTCGCGGTATATCTGTCCGGTGCGCGCGCTGGGTGATTGGGTTCGCATCATCACGCTTCAGATTGGCCGCAGCACCGCCAATCAAAATTCGGTAACGCTGGATATTGATGAAGCTCCGGTAACTTCAGCGGCCGATATCGCGGTGACGATAGTATAATGGCTCCGCTTCCTGGTCCCATCGGCTCTTTTACTATTGAAAGCAGCGCCATTGGCGTTGAGCCGTCATACTTCTTTCCGCCGGCGGAATCCGCCACGCCCATCGGTGAGTTCGCAACGGGCGTCAGCCCTATCGGTCCGGTCAAGCCGTTCAACTGGCAGTCCACCGTCATCAGCCAGTACGCCAACAGTCAGCGTCTGCTGCAGCTAATTGAAAACTTCAACGCGTACATCGATCCAAATGCCAACATAGATGCCTTCTATCGCCAGATGTGGAGCATCGATACCGCGGTGGGCTATGGCCTCGACGTGTGGGGTCGCATCCTGGGTATCGGAAGAACGCTCCCAGTGGACTCCGGCAGCTATCTTGGCTTCGCCGAGCCGAATGATGTCACCGAGGTCGGGTTTAATCAGGAGGGCTTCTACTCCGGCCCCCCTGTCACCTCGAACTATCGGCTGAGCGACGACGCTTATAGGCAGCTCCTCCTGGCCAAGGCCGCGTTCAATATCTGCGATGGGTCTATTCCAGCGATCAACCAGCTGCTCATGACTTTATTTGCGGGTCGCGGAAATGCGTACGTGCTGGAGGGTGACGGAGTAGATCGTGACTATTTCGGATTTGCCGAGACTGGTGATCCTTTCAGTCAGGGATTTAACGTTGAGCCGTTTTATTCCGGGCAGGATTTTTCAGATATGAACATGCGGTATGTCTTCAAGTTCCTGCTCACTCCAGTTGAGCTCTCCATCGTGAACAACTCCGGTGTCTTGCCGACACCATCTGGCGTCAACGCCGTCATCGAAATTAGCCCGTAGAGGAAATTGCTCAATGCTACTTACCGATATCCCCAGCAAATTCAATAACCCCTTCGGCTACGCCGCGGGTGTTCCCTACATCTCGAGCCCGGTGCCGGCGACGACCGGCACACCTGGCCGTGCTGCGTTAGATACGGGCTTTCCGCCATTGAACTTCCAGCCTCGCGGCGCCGGTGGCATTCCGCCATTTGGTCAGGATATCAATGGCCTGATGTTTCAGACCACTGGCTGGGCACGTTGGCTTGCGGCAGGGGGAGCCATCTTTTATGATGCGGCGTTTGCCACGGCGATCGGTGGTTATCCGAAGAACTGCGTTCTGCAGTCGACTTTTTATCCGGGGCTGCTATGGCGCTCTTTGGTGGACAACAACACCTCGGACCCGGACTCCGCACTGGCCACCGGCTGGGCGCGCGCCAGTAGGGCAACGCTCTCTGCTGATACTATTTTCTACGTTTCGCCGGCGGGCAGCAATACCAACAATGGTTTGACGGCGCTCACCCCATTCCAGACCATTCAGTTCGCCATTGATACGCTGACGCGGTTCTATGACCTCAACAATTTCCAGGTCACCATCCAGCTCGCCGATGGTACATATCCGGCTGGAGCGACCATTTCGAACTTGGTCGGGCAAGGTTCAAAATACCTCATAATCAACGGCAATATTTCGACGCCAGCGAATGTCGTTGTCCAAGGTACAATAAATTCCGGAAACACCACTGGGGTAACTATTCAATATTTCCGGTTTAGTACGACCGGAAGCATTGGCCAGGCGCTCGCTGCTAGCGGCGGTGTTTTGAACAGTGGCCAGGGAATGGATTTTGGTCCGTCGCTCGGCGGTCAAGGATCGCATATTTATGCCAACGGCGGCACCATCCAAGTTGGCTTCAATTATACGATTTCCGGCGGCGCGAACGCACACTTTCAAATATTCAATTCCGGAAAAATTCTCCTTACTCCTACGCCGATCACCGTCACCCTCACCGGAACGCCGGCCTTTACAGGCGCTTTCTGCACTGTGAATCAGTTAGGAAACTTCAATGGTGCCGGCGGCCTGGTCACGGTCGGCAGCGCAACCGGCCCGCGCTACTCCCTGGACAATTTCAGCTTCATCTTCACCGGCTCTGGTGGCAGCGCGACGTTCTTCCCCGGCAACGTCGCCGGCACCAACTTTGGCCACGGCTCCGTCTACAACTAATCTCTCGAAGGACTAAACCCTATGAAAAAAATCTCTCTCATCGGTTTGATTTCTCTGGCGGTCGTGGCGTCGACTTCCATAGCGTGCTCTCAGACGTCGCCCGGCCTGGTATATGGCCAGGTTCCAACTGCGGCGCAGTGGAACGCGTATTTCGCGGCCAAGCAGGACTGGCCCGTTCCAGTCTTCTCGCTGACGACCAACGGCCTGGTGCCGTTCCCCGGAACATCGTCGGGCAATTGCCTCAAGGACGACGCGACCTGGGGAACGTGCGGCAGCGGCGGCGGTGGAACGCCGGCCAATCCCACGGCCACGATTGGAGCGACTGCCGTCAATGGCGTGGCCACGACCTACATGCGCTCGGATGCGGCGCCGGCTCTCCCGGCTACTCTGCCCGCACTGAATGGCTCGCTCCTCACCAGCCTGACGGCGGCGAACCTTTCCGGCGCGGTGCCGGTAAACAAGGGCGGCACCAACTGCACGGTGGCGGCAATCGCCTGTGTCACGGCCATCTCTGGCGCGACTGGGGCGCCGAGCTCCAGCACCTTCTTGCGCGGTGACAATACCTGGGCGACGCCGGCCGGCTCCGGCAACGTTACCGGCCCGGGATCGTCCGTCAGCGGCAATGTGACTTCGTTCAGCGGTACCAGTGGTACGCTCATTCAGGATACGGGTATTGCGTCCAGCGCCCTGGCGACCCTGACGGGCTCGCAGACCCTCACGAACAAGACGATCAGCGGCGCATCCAATACGCTCTCGGCGATCGGCAATGGTTCGCTGACCAATAGTGCCATGACGCTCTGCGGAGTATCTACCTCTCTGGGTGGATCGCTAACCGCCAGCGCGTGCCTGGACTCGCTCAGCAGCACGCGGGGTACGGTCCTGTATCGCGGGGCATCCGGCTGGTCCGCTCTGGCACCGGCAACGGCCGGCAACGTCTTGAGCACCAATGGCGCTGGCGCCGATCCCTCGTGGATTTCGGTCGGCGGAACCGGCACGGTGACGACGCTTACCGCCGGCAATGGTGTCCTTTTCAGCAGCGGTGCGACCTGCACGACCACCTGCACGATCTCTCTCACGCAGGCATTGAACGCGCAGACTGGTGCCAGCTATGCGCTACTCTCCGGCGACGGCGGCAAGCTGGTTACGCGCACCAATGCCGGTGCCATCACCGATACCATCGCGCAGGCAACCGGATCGTTCGGTGCCGGCTATGGGGTCAACTATGGCGTCATGGCCAGCAGCGCTGGCTCCGCGACGCTGACACCTACGACCTCTAACGTCAGCGGCCTCGCGGCTCTGACGCTCTCTCCTGGGCAATGGGCCTCCATCTTCTCGGATGGTACCAACTACCAGGCCAGCGTCAGCCTCCCCCTGCTTGCCAATAACCGCTTCTTCGGCAACAACAGCGGCGGCACCAGCTACGGCAACGCTATGACGGGCACGCAGGCGACTGCGCTTCTGGATACGTTTACCTCCAGCTTGAAGGGTCTTGCTCCGTCCTCGGGCGGCGGTACCACCAACTTCCTGCGAGCTGATGGTACCTGGGCGGCACCTCCGGGTGGTGGCTCGGGTTGCTCGGTGTCCAGCACGCAATACCGGGTCCTGGTGGTGGACGCCGCCGGCACGGGCTGCAACGCCACGGCGAACGGTACATTGAACAACGGAGCGCTTACTCTGGGTGTGGCCGGTGCCAATCAGGGTAGCATTGCCATCAGCGGCGCAACTTCGGGCACGATCACGATTGCGGCGCAGGCTGCGGCCGGAACGTTCAACTGGAATCTTCCGACCACGGCCGGCACTGCTGGCGACTGCCTGAAGTCAGGGGGTGGCGGTGCCTCGGCGATGACCTGGGGTGCGTGCGGTGGCGGTGGCGGTGGCAGCACCTATACGGCGACCTTCACCGGCAACGTCAGCGGAACCCCGTCGGCGGTGGGTCTGGGCCTGGATTTGGCGGCCTTCACGATTACGGATAACGCCACGGCGGGCTCTGGTACCCTGGCCCTGGCGGCGGCGCATTCCATTGAAGCGCCGACGTTGGCCGCCACCAACACCAGCGTGACGACCACGCATGCGACGACGCTCTACATCGCGGGCGTTCCAGTCACGGGCACGAACGAAACCATCACGGCCAAGACTGCAATGACGATTGCGGCCGGCGGTATCGCGCACCTGGACTCGACCACGGACATGACTTTCTATCAGGCGAGCAGCCCCGGTCAGACCAACACGACGTATGGCTTTATCGGCTGGGATAACACCAACTTTTTCACCATCAAAACCGCACGTACAGGATCGGGCACGCAGCGCAACATTCGCATCGACTCGGCGAATGGTACGCAGTTCTACATCAATGGGTCGTCCGTCCTCAACATCAATAACAGTGCCACGGTTCTCGACGGCAACAGCGGCACCGGCTTTGGTCTGACCAACAGCAATCCGAGCGGCACCGTGCCGGTGTTTCTGGTGAACAAGACCAGCACCAACACCGGATGGGGCGCGCAGGCAGCCGGCAACATTTCCGGTATCGCTGGCGGTACGGAAAAAATCCGCATTGACAGTAACGGCATGTCGATCCAGTCGGGCGTCTTGACCCTTAAGGGCTTTACCGTTTCGACGCTTCCCGCCTCGCCGGCAACGGGCTCTCTAGCGTACGTGACGGATGCAAATGCCGCCTGCTCATATAACACCGCACCGACGGGCGGTGGCTCTACAGTTTGCAAAGTTTGGTACAACGGCACCGCTTGGGTTCAGGGTTAACATGACATACGCACAACGCCTTAAAGAACGTTTTAGCCGGAAGCGCGGTACGCTCCAGGCCAATCTGACGCGCCGCGCCATTTGCCTTGGAATCGGTATCAGCCTTCTGGTTGCCGGCGTTCCAGACAAGGCCGCGGCGTTCTTCTTTGCTGGCGGACAATCCAATGCAGCACCACCTCCAGGCGGAATCATCACTCAAATCGGACAGCTCAACACCACGACGATTAATGGACCAGCCGCAGCACTTACAAATGAAATTTGCCGCTTTGGCCATCCGTTTCCCGACGATGATGTAACGGGCGTTCCGGTTGGTAGGATTCCGCGCATCTATCCGCAGGGAAGCGGGACGCCGGTAGCCACTCAGGCGGTTGTGCCACTGCAGTATTGGCCTAGCGGTCGGTTGAAGCATGCGATGTTTGCTCATCTCGTGTCCTCGCTGCCGGGAAATGCCAGTCAGACTTCAACGGGTCTTGACCAGGGCAACAATACTACCTTGGTCTTTGATGTTGCAACCGTGGCTGGAAGTGAGGATCAGACTGGAATCGCCGTATCGGTGTTCAATACCTATCTGAGTAACTCGTCCAATAACATGACGGGATCGTTCACCGATCTTGGGGGTACAGTTTGGTCTGCGTCTGCGTTCACGGCGTTTAGCGGTGCCACCAACGTAGCGAACTATGTTCTGGTTCCGACCTATTGGGGCAAGTTCTGCGGCAGTCCCTATGTGGACTGTTTCAAAGCCACGATGCCATTTGCCAATGGTGGTACCAACCACCGATCAGCAATCGCCGTCTTTTGGGCCTTCGTCTATCATAATGGCAGCACGATCACCGAGGTCGAATGGCATTGCCAGATCGAGAATGGCACTCTCGGTACTGCTCACCCGACCATTGGCGTCGGTAATGGCGATATCATTTATCGCTCTGCTGACTGGAGCATTGGCGGTGTTGCGCGCTGGTTTCGCACGATGGAAACTCCCAACGCTACCTTAGAGGTGGGCCTGGGAAGCCTGGCGCCCACAATTTCAGGCCTCACTCCATCAGCCCGTTGGACGTCCTGTTCGCCGGTTGCCTGGATCAGCTCTGGCGCCTTTACGTTCGATCAGACACATCTCAGCCGTCCGATTTGCGTTGGCACAACGGGTCAGGTCATGTATACCGTTGGTCGCGCCACGCAGTCACAAATCAACGTCACCGCTGGTGGTACCGGATTTACCACGCCGCCGACGATCAATTCGGGTGGTTCTGCCGTATTCCGTGCCATCATCGATCTGGCCAGCGGCGCCGTGGTGAAGATTATTTGCACCAAGTTCGGTACCGTGGGCACGCCAACCTTCAGTGGCGGCGGTGGTACCGGCCTCACGATGTCGGTAGCTGCCAATCAATCGGCCGTACAGTTCAACGCGCCGCAGGATGCCGGTGCCATCTGCACCGGACAAACCGGCACTGGCGGCTCTCTGTCTCTCAACGGCAAAAATTGCGCCAATGACGGTAGCGGCACCAAGGGCTATCCGCGCGCTTCGGGTGTTCCCCGCGTGTTCATGTGGTCACCCAATAACAATACCGGCTGCTCCATCACGATAAATGGTACGCGCACGAATGGCAGCACCACGCCTGGAACCTACACTGGTCCGGCTGCCGGTGCCTTCACCGACTGCGAAGATTGGGACGTCATTACTTCGATCACGCGCACCGGCACCTCCGACACCTTGTGCGTTGGCATCGGCGGTGTCCCCAGCGGCTCATTTGGCTGGGCGGGTTATGAAAACCAGACCAACAATCCGCCGTCATCTCCTGCGCGTGGTGTCACCTACGGCACCTATACGTCGGGCAACTGGAACATCATGGGCGGTGTGATTCCACGCGGCGCGGCGCCGGTAGAAATCATCTGGCAGAATCAGACCCCGCGGCATTACACCTCCTACAAGAATCAATATCTGCTCGATAGCAAGGTGCTGCTCAACTACGACCTGCCACAGTTCGCCGGCTCGGCTGGGTTGACTTCGGCCATTTCCAGCACCACGACTACCATCAACACTTATGGAAAGTCGAGCAATGCGACGCTCTATCCCGACAGCGCCGACTACAATAAGCCCGCCTACCTGGGCGAGGGATCGAGTGGTTTAAACGAGTGGAATTACGCGCTGCAGGAAAGCAAGTCTGGTGGCAATTCCGGCCTCGGCATGGACTCCGTGTTCGATCTATATTGGCTCGGCGGCGGCGGTTATGCAGCGTGGCGTGGAGTAATGACGGCCTGCAATCGCATCTTCAACATCCGGACCTACATCCGTGATGACAATACGGGCTTTGCAGCGGCAATGAGTGCCTATCCGAAGCTTGGCAGCGGTAGCTGGAATACCAACCCCGCAACGACTGGTGCCCCCTGTTTCTGGTTTGATCCGGGCCAGGCCTCTGGTCCCGGGTTCGGCGCCACCTTCGCCTGGGTCCAGCTGGATACCGCGCATTGCAACACGTCCTCGCGGCTCAGCTACGTTTTGACCTGCAATCCGGAAATTCTGGACGCCATGCAGCTGGAAGCAACAACGCGCTGGATGATGATAAGCAATGGTGGCGACGGTTACAACCGTAGCGCCGCGGGCTCAACGGGCGGAACCAACGCGCCATATCAGCAGCGCGTCACCGCCTGGTCGGGTCTAAAGTCGATGGGCATGCCCGTCATGCATCGACCCGACGATTCGGTGACCAGCATCTTCGCCGCGCTGTCAGTACACAAGACGATGTTGGATAATTACTTCCACAACGGCTCCGTATCTAACGCTGGTCTAACCGACCTTTATGTCACCGGCCCCGATTATAATGGTGTCATGCCCGCGTCGAAGGGCAATGCGCACATGTGGGCCAACGCTCTCACTGGAGGCGCTGGATCGGCTACCGGCTACCAGACCGGCTTCAATTTGCTGGCCATGGGCAACTTGTATGAGAACCAGGTCCTCAGCAGTTATGGCCTGCAATTCATGACGTGGGTTGCGGACCTGCCGATGCAATACTTCAACGCATCGTCCGATATCTGCTCGCCGTACATCGCCACCGTGCAATGGGTCTTAGGCTCGGACGTTTTCCGGTTCGCCAGTGGCAAGCAGCTTACTAGCCTGGCCGATCTCAATGATACGCTCATCTACTGCTTCCCGGGAACGAGCATCGCGGGCTCACCCACGGCACTCAACCCCGAGCCGCCCGCAACATTGACTCCGACCGCGACGACCGGCAGCAGCGTTACATTCAACCTCAACGCCAACACGCTCTACACGCACGCCATCGGTGCCTACATTTCCGGGCAGGTGTTCAACGTCAGCTCCAACCAGACGGCAACGCCGTGGAACATGACGATCACCGGCCACCCGTACAACGACGGCGATCAAATCTACTTTGGCGCCGGCAGCGGCGGCGGCCGGCCCTCACAACCGCTGTCCTATGGCCGGACGATCTACTACGTCAAGAAGGTGGATGCGAACAACATTCAAGTCTTCACCGATGCCGGCCTCACCAATCAGGTCCAGTTCACGACTTCCGGCAGCATGGTAGTAGCCGCGGGCCTGGCGCAGATTACGTCCGTGGGCGCTGGTGTCGCAACGCAGGCGTATAACTCCATCGTCTGCAACATCATCTCGCCGTTCCTCAACACCACGCCGATCACGTCCGGCAATTGGACAATGTCGATGCCGCCAGCGGGGCCGAACAACTCCGGTCACGCCTTCGCCTTCCCACAGGGCTTCACGTCGAACGATCAGCAGTTGGAGCTCAAGGCCTCGTTGGCCATCGCTTCGCTGGTGCCTGGAAACTACGCCGCGGCCAAGACGGCCTGGGATGCCTACGCCGCGCAGTGTGCAAACGACAATTGCGTCACGTCCAACTTCACCTTCTTCGCCAATCACGTGGTTAAGTATCGGTCATGATGCTCGCCTGGGGACAGAAGGTCTCGGACCAGTTCGGCCGTCTCACCATCGCCGCCTGCAAGCGGCTCGGTATCGATGATCCGTCCTGGCTCATGGCCTGCATGGCCTTCGAAACCGGCCGCACCTTCTCCCCCTGCATCCGCAATGCGGCCGGCTCGGGTGCGGTGGGTCTCATCCAGTTTATGCCCTCTACGGCCGGCGCCTTGGGCACGTCGGTGGAGGAGCTCGCCACGCTCAAGGCGGAGGACCAGCTGCTGTATGTGGAGCTGTATTTCAAGCCCTGGTCGCGCCGGCTGCATTCGCTGGGCGACGTATATGGCGCGATCCTCTGGCCGGGAATGATCGGCAAGCTGGACACCACCGTGATTTTCGAGCAGGGGGATGAGGCCAGGCCCAAGCTCTACCTGCAGAATAAGGGCCTGGACCTGAATCACGACGGCCACATCACCCGCGGCGAGATCATCGCGCGCGTTCAGAAGGAGCTGGCCGCGGGATTGACCGCGCCGAACGTGTTGGAGGTTGTATGAACGACGCAACGAAAAACAAGGTCATATGGCTGTTCGCTTGCTGCGTCTCCTTTGTTTTTGTTTTCATGACGACGGCCATTGTTGGCGGTTTTATCGCCGCCAGGATGCTCGGGCTTCCAGTTGATACCGATCGATTTTATAATACGATCGGGCCCGCCTTCTTCATGATACTGGGCGCCGTCCTCAATATGTTCCCCGGTAATTTGAAAAACAAGCAAGCTGATAAAGGACCCGAAGAATGAACCCTAGCCCAAATATCGTTGCCGTCTTTGCCGCAACTCGCGGAGTGTTGATTGCCGTTGGCGCAATCATGGTCTATATGAAGCTCGGCGATACGCATGCCTATGCCCTGGTGATGCAGGCCGCCGGCTCCATCATGGTTGCAGGTCCGATGGCCTGGGCCGTATTCGAGAAGCTCGTGACCCTCAAGAAGACGATTGCCGCGGCCGTGCAGGCCGGCATCAATCTCACCGCGAGTGGTTCAGCCTTGGCCGAGGACGGTTCGGTGGTGGACAAGAATGACGGAAGCACACCGCCGAAGGCGGTGACGGTCAAGACGGCGCAGGAAATTGTGAAGGATTTTGCACCTTCACCTAAATCAATCGCAAAGGAATAACGATTTGTGGTTTATAAGTCTCCTGCTGGGCATCGGGAGCTGGGGTTTGAAGCTCTGGCGCCTGCTGCGACCCAGCACCGATCGGCAGCTGGGCCGCGCGGAAGTTGAGCGCGACAACGCGCAAGGAGGGCTTGATGAGGTTAGGAGGACTGCAAAGGCTGGCGATCATCAGCGCACTGCCGATGATGGTCGGCTGCTCGACCGGGAATCCAGCGCCGCCGATCGCCGGCCGTGGAAGCCCCACGCCGACTGAGCCACTGGCCTGCAGTGAATTTCCACCCCTTCGGTTCCAGCCAGGAAAGCCGGAGGTAAGCGTTCAGGACGTGCTGGCGGCCCTGGCCGAGGCCTCGGACCCCCTCGGGTACGCCCGCGGAACTCTGGGTGATACCAGGAGCACCCGGCTCGCCCTGAGCGATTATACCGCGCGTCGTAAGGCTCTAGGCTGCGTGGACCCGTAGCAGGTGGGCCTCTACGCGCCGGAAGCGCCTTTCCAGGAGCTTTAAGCGCAGGAGGTCACGGGCCAGGTGCAGGAGGATAACCCCCAGCTGCCACCCGTCCCGAAGCGATTCGTAACCCGTTTTTAGAATAGCCATGGGCGGTATAACGCCCCTCCCCGGAAAGGGTTCCTGGACGTGAGCGACAAAATATCCGATGAAGTTCGTATTGCTATTCTGGAGCACGAGATGCAGCAGCTCAAGGAACAGTACAATTTAGACATGGGCGAGATTAAAACCGACATAAAGACACTGCTCGGAAAATTCAATCAGATGACCGGCGGCCAGAAGGCCTGGTTTGGTTTGACAATGATTGTGGGCGGTTTCATCGGTGTCATCATTGGCCTGCTTTCCGCACATAGGTAACGGCCACAGCGACGGGCCGTCCGGTTTCATCATACTCCTGCGAACACCTTCTCTCCCCTCCGGGGTGAACAATGGTCGCGATGGAGCCGGACGGTCTTTCCCTGCGGCTGGATATTCCAGCGCAGTAACCCGGAGGTAAGTAATGAAGCACGCATTGAAGATGCTCGTGCTCGCCGGCAGCCTGGCCTTGAGCCTGGGTGCCTGCGCCGCACTGCAGAAGGCCAGTCCCGACGTTGCCAGCGACGCCATCAGAGCGACGCAGGTGGCGATCACCACCTATGCCGACGTCTATCAGCCGGCCGTCATCGCCTATGGCAACTTGCCGGTTTGCGATGGGTCCACACCCATTTGCCGCGACCAGGCGGTGCACGCCAAGATGAAGGCCCTGGACCTGGCAGCGAGCACCGCGATCGAGGCCGCCCGAAAGGTCATGGCCACGAACGTCGGTGACAGTGGCGAGCTCACCGCGGCCATCCAGGCCATCATGAACGCCGAAACCACGATCGCGCCGGCAATCGCGATCATCAAGCGCTAGGAGGCGACCTTGAAAGCTCAAGATGTATTAGCCGTTGTTCTGCAGCTGCTGGCGCTATTCCCGACCGTGGAGCCGGCAATTGCCCGGGCCATCGCCGATTTCCAAAAGCTGTTCGCCGATGGCAACGAGCCGACGCAGGCCGATATTGACGCACTGCTGGATCGGGTGAAGGCGCAGAGCGCCGTGATCCAGAGCCAGCCCGACTGATTATTGAACTTATCATTGCTGAAACAAAAAGGCCCGCCGGGATTTCCCGAGCGGGCCTTTTCTTTACGCGCGCCGTCCTTCAACATTCACATGACACTCTCCCGTCCAGCGTTGGACCAGCTCTGAAAACATCACAGGTAGAGCAAGCCTACCACGGGACTCGAGCGCCCGCCATACCCCCTGGCTCCAGCACCGCCCGCAATTCTACCAGCTCCATCACCAGGCCGGTGAGCACGACCATGCTGGCGAAAAATACAATAACGTAGAGCAGGGGGTAGCAGAGCGGGCAGCGGGGTTTTTCGGGAGGCGGCTCGTAGCAGGTCATGTAGGTGGCCATTTATAATTCTCCGGCGCGCCCATGGCGTCAATGGGAAAGGGCTTTTCAAATTTGCGGTTGGGCATAATGAACTTCTCCACGTATTTTTCCAGGCCGATCTCGGCGATAAGCCTCCGGCAGTCGGGGCATGGGATAAAGCCGGAGCCGGTCCACGGGCCGGGTTTTGGCTGGCGCTGCGGCGTGCTGAGCATCATGCCGCAGAAGGCGGTACGGCAGCACTCGGGATAGCCGTAAAGAGTGCCGTGCTCGGTCCACTGCATCGCCAGAGCCAGCAGCCGGATTTCAGCCTCGGACATGTCCTCGACCGTGATGCTCTTTATGTAGTGCGTTTTCACATTATCCTCATGTGCGGGCTGAAAAAGTTGATGGCATCGCCGTCCAACTCACCTTCCAGAGCCTTGAGCTCTCCCGCCTGGCGCGGCTTGGCGTCGGGAATGTCGGCGGTGGCGACGTAGGTCTCACCGCTAATGGTGCGCGCGGAGATCACGAGCACGTCGCGCCGGTCCTCCGCATCCTGCGGTTTTACGGTGGGATCGGAGCTCATCCACGCCTCGCTCACCATGACGTAACCCCACGCGCCGGTCTCGGCGATCAGCTGGCGGATGGTGGTATAGGCACAGGTCTTCTCGAACTCGTTTGTAAATGGTGTAATCACCACGCGGAGCCGGTGCTCGGTCATGATGAAAAAGGTCGGATCAATCTGGCCATATCTGGCCAGCTGGGCCTGCGCCGCTTCCACGGCCGCCTCCACCAGCTCCATCAGTGCGGATTTGGGCTGCTCCACGATCAGGTCTCCTTCGCTCGCGGTGAATCTATCTGGTCTCACATGGGCCTCCTCAAGTAGACCCGCCGGCCGAGCTCCTGGAGCTCGGGCCCGATGGGCTCGTTCGTTCGGGTTAGGACGTGGGCGACGCGCTCGGCCTGGGCCACGATTGGGCCGGCGTTGACGTGATAGCGCCAGCTGGTGAACAGGACCCCGACGCAGAAGCCGACGATGAGGCCGCCGATCACGACGCGTCCTCCGGAAAGGGATTGCCGGCCGCCTCATAGCGCAGGCAGGCGCGCGTCACCCAATCCACCTGGGCCTGGTTCAACGAGAGCTGATAGCCGCCCCAGTGGGAATGATCGATGGCGATAGGTCCAATGGAGCGCGCCGAGCGCCAGAGCTCGGCGCCGGTCTCGGTGAACTTGGGCCTGCGCTTCTCCTCCCTTGCCTGCTTCTTCTCAAAGGCCACGTCCTCGTGGTCGGCGCGGCACACGTACCAGTCCACCTCCCAGCGCTTCACGATCTTCGGCGTAAGCTCCAGGCGCTGGCGCTGGTTGAGGAAGTCGGCGACGGCCTCCGCCTCCTCCTGGGTGAAGCGAACTCCCTGCACCGCGGCTGCGGGGTCAACCATCCAGGCCTTACAAACCTCGTGCCCGCATGGGCACTTCATGGCCCGATATATTGTGCGATATTCACTCATCTTCGCCCTCCTCTCCTTCATAATCGCTATTCATCTGGCCGTGCTTGGCGACGGCGCAGCGCGGCGGCCCGAGCTCGTCCAGCCACTTCCGGGTGGTGCGGACCGTGTAGCCACACTCGGGGCACTCGCACTTGATGAGCCGGGTACCCTGCTTCTTGCCCGGACCCTTGAGCTTGCTCAGCGAGCCGGCCGGGTAGTCGCCATTCTTCTTGATGAACTCCTTGGCGAAGGCGTTCATGATCTCACCATTGACGGTGGAGGTCATCTTGCCTGTCAGGCCGATCGCCAGGGCGATGCGTTTAAACGCTCCCTTGTGGCCGTTCTTGTTGCCGTCCACGGCGTGGCAGAGCTCGTGTGCCAGGGTGCCGATGATGTCGGTCGCATCCTTGCTGGAGGGCGAGACGAAAATCTCGCAGTGCTTGTCGGAGCTTGACTCCGGCGCCCAGCACTGGCCGGCGATCTTCTCGGCGCGGCCGTAACCGAAGCCAATGGACACCCGCGTGCTGGCCGGCACCTCAAAGCCGTGCTTCTCAAAGTGCTTGCGCATCGCCGCCAGGCAGTTTTCCAGCCAGGTCTGGCGGAGCATGCTGGGTGATTTTCTGACCAGGTTGTTCATTTTATCCTCCTATTAATTTCAGCTACGCCACAATCACAGCTGCTAATACCATCGTCCTTAGCTTCTATCGCGCAAGTTCCTTTATGCGGAACCGTCTTTCCAGCCGCAGCGAAGTGGCGTGCCTGGTGACAGCTTTTACGCAGTCGTCTCCGACCAAAGCATTTCCGTCCAGGAAGTGCTCCGCATAATGGGCACTCTACTTTCATGGCTTCATGTCTTTTCATATCAGCCACTCACCATCATCAGTTCCAGCTTGGCGCGCGTGTAGCCGACATAAAGGAGGTTGTACTCCTGCTGCAGCTGCCATTCCTGCTTGGCCGACTTGGAGGGGCAGAGCTCCGGCTTGTAGATGGCGCAGCGCTCAAACTCCGAGCCCTTGAGCTTGTGCATGGTGGAGAGGCTGAGCACGTCGGCCTCGCCGGCCTCGCCGAACAGGCCCTCGATCTTGAGGCAGAGCGCCGGCACCGTCTTCTGGTTTTCCGGCAGGTGCTCGGCGACAATCTTCACGCAGTCCACGCGATCGCGGATGGCCTCGGCGCGAACCTCATTGCCCTCGGAGATGGCCTTGGTCACCTCCCGCTCGCAATAGTTCGCCAGCTTGTCCAGCAGGTTCTGCAGGCCCTTGGCCTTCTGACGCTTGACGAGGTTCACCAGGTTGGCGCCGATCTCGCGGCCCAGCACCCGGCACCCCCTGCCCTGCGCCACGAGCGCAAAGGCCAGGTCAATCAGCGGCGCGGTATTGCGGCACATGATGGCGTCCTTGTTGGACAGGCGCGTGAGCGCGTCCTTCAGAGTGGTGTGCGTTACCGCACCCTCAACGGCATTCTCCGCGGCCTCGATCTGCGGGACCAGGGTCTGGGCGAGCTCCACCACCTTGCGGCAGCAGCGATAGCTGACGGACAGGGGGAACTCGGCGCAGTTGAAGGCCTCCTTGATAAGGTCCATGGCATCGTGGCTCGCGCCGGTAAAGCCATAGATGGCCTGATGGCGATCGCCAACGGCCATGAGACGGCCACCGGAGCGCAGGGCCTTGGTGGCGATCGCGCGACGAACCGGGTTGGTATCCTGGGCCTCATCGATAAAGACCCAATCGTTCTGCCAAAGCCGCAGCTTCCAGAGCAGGGGAATATAAAGATGGTCGTCGAAGTCCAGCATGCCGGTTTGGGCGAGCTCGTTGGAGCGGCGCAGCGCGGCGCGGGCAAACTGCACCGCGAGCTCCTCGCTTGCTTCCTCCGAGTCCAGAAACAGGTCATGATGCGCAATCAGGTCCAGCCAATCCTGCGTGCCGGCCGGCACGAGCGCGCCGAAGCCCTGACCCTTGGCGAGCCCCACGAGCTTGGCGCAGAAGGCACCATAGATGTCGTAATCGGCCTCGGAGAGTTGGGCCTGCAGTATCTTCTTGACCTTGCTGGAGTCCGTCTCCACCTGGTCGGGCTTCTTATTGAGCCGCTTGCAGATGGCGGAGAAGCCGACCGAATGGAAGGTCGTGACCCGCACGCGGGACATATCCCGGCCGGTTTCCTTGCCGAGCTTCTCAATGGCCTCGCGCATCTCCTTGGCAATGATGACGTTGAAGGCAAAAATATGGATGGATTTGGTCACCGGGATGCGGAGCACGCACTGTTTGATGGTGGTGGACTTGCCGGAGCCGGCCACCGCCTCCACGATCGCGGACCCGCGGCCCTGCTCCACAAAATGGAAGATGGCGGCCTGGTGGGAGGAGGGCGTGAAGGTAGAAGTATTCTTTAGGACTTGAAGCATTAGAGCTTCTCCTGCAGCTTGTTGCCGGTAATTTCCACAAGACCCAAACCGCCGGCCTCCCAAACGCGCCCGTTGTAGGAAATATGCGCGATCACCTTGCCCTCTCTAAGTACCACGCACATGCCAACATCGCGGCTGCCGAGGTCTCTATCTTCAATGAAGGCCAAGGTCTTTTTGGAGGCCTCCGCTAGGGTTTCCACCTTGACCTTTTTGGTGGTCATGGCGCTGAAGTCTTCAAGATGAAGCGTAGCCATTAGATAGCTCCTACCCGCTTGAGGACGCGCAGCTGATACCCGATCGGGCAGCCGCCGAAGCGGTCCCAATTGAAGCCGCTGTAGTAGAGCTCGTTGACGCGCTCATCCATGATTTCTGCCTCCTCATCCGAGAAGGTCCGGACCCATTCGCCGTTCACGGTGTTGCCGATGGAATTGGCGCTGTCCTCAAAATGATAGGCGAGGTTGCTCGCGACAAGCAGCTCAATGAAGCGACACGCGGCCGCGCGGGAGGTGATAGGCTGTTTAAACGATTCTTGAAAGGTGCTCGTGGTCATTGAAGACCTCCTTAGCGATTTACGATATGGAATTTACCGGCAGCAACCTGCGCCCTAACGGCGTCAAGCTTTGCGCGAATGGCGGGAGTGTCAAAGTCTACCGGCGCATTCCACAGGCCCTTGTGCGAGCGCGGGACGCAGAAGACGTGAATACCCACCATTTCGCGGGTCTGTTGATTGCGGGCCTGCGTGAAGACATAGAATGAACGATCGTCGCGGCCGGGGTAGATGTTGCCGATATAGCCGGTGGTCACACCGAGGTCGGCATAGTCCGCCTTGAGGGCGGCATCTTTATCAACGTAGGTCATTGAAGACCTCCTTGGTTCTGTGAAGAGACTACACCACGGCTCTAAACAAAAGTAAACCCCCTACATGAAGATATTTTAGGTGCTGTTTAAACGCTTTAATTCCAGGAACTTAGCTAAACTGGAAGCCTCGGGCCTCCCAAAAGGCCCGCAAATCCAGGTGCCCGCAGGCCTCCCGGCGCAAGAGGATTACGTGACTTACCCCGACCTTCGCGGCCGTCTTGCGCAGGGACCAGCCCGTGCGGCGCCGGGCCAGGGCGCAGAGCTCTCCCACCGTCTGCGGAGGATCGCGCCACCAGCGCGGCAGCTCAAATTCCACCTGGTCGGTTTCGTGCTTCCAATAGGTGGTGCGGCCCATGCCGAGACGCGCCGCGGCGGTGGTCTGCTTGAATCCTTCGCGCCGGCGCCACAGCCAGAGCTGCTCGCCAAAGGTCTGGTCGGTGAGGTCTTTGTTAGTGATGTTCATGATAAAATGAGACTCTTGATGAGTTGCGTGGTTGGAAAAATCTTGCTGCCGATGATGTACTGCTGCAGCGCACTCTGCGTCGCGCGCCGCTCGTAGATGAGCCGCAACACCATCGGCGAGACAAACAAATAATCGCGGTCCACCTGGATGAGCGTCGCCACCTTACCCCCTGCCTCGTGCCATTCCTCCTGCCACTGGACCTGCTCCAGGTAGAGCTTCGGAATGTTCAGGGGGGTTGTGGGCTTTGCTGGCCACTCGCCGTGCTTGAGCTCGAGCCAGCCGCTGCAACGGCTGGCGGAGCTGGGAATCTTGCCGGCCCAGGCGACGTCGGGCGTTCCCTTCTCGCAGCTGTTCTCCACGCGGTGAAGGCAGAGGAACACTCCCACCTTGTCCCGCATCGTCTTCCAGAGCCCGTCTTCGCTGCTCACTGCTCGGCCGCCTTAAAGAGAATGCCTTGCTGCTTGGCGCTAAGATATCCCTTCTGCGTAAACTGCTCGTGGAATGATTGAATGAGGTTTTCCAGATATTCTGGAAGCTCCTTGAATTTTACGGCCTCAAAGGCACTCCGGATTGCGGCCGCGTCCTTGCTAGCTGTTGGATTGTTGTCTCGTGGTAGCGAGTCGCCGCCGTCTTCCACCTCCGGCATGCCGTTATCCACCTTCACCAGGCGGGCGAAGGCGTCGGCCCAGGTGTAGTTGTAGCGCTTTAAGATGACATTGGCGAGCCGCAGCGCGGCGAGGGCCTCGTGGTCGTTGTCGCTGGTGGTCTGCGTCATCAGCTTTTCGAGCTGCCGGAAGTCCTTTAGTGACATGGCCATCTAGGCGTGCTCCGTAACGCGCTGCACCTTCACCCACGGATAGGTGGTCTTTTCTCCGGTGCCGACATTATTTTCCACCACGGTAATTCCCAGCTGATCCTGTCGCAGCAGGTAGGCCTGGTGCCAATCCCGATTGCCGGGAGCAAATGGGCCGGTGAGATAGACGGTAACTCTAGTCATAAACCTCATCCTCAAAGCTGGGTGGTTCAATCGGAATGTTCTCGAGTATCCAGGCCTCGAAGCGCTCGCGCTCGGCCGGTGTCAGCTCCACCTCGGCGCCCGTCACCAGGTTATGGGCCGAGATGACATTGATTGTCGGGGCCTCACCACCGCCATCGCAGATGCTGCCGGGGCAGTCGGCGTAGCCCTCGCCGTAGCTCTCCACCTCCCACTCCACCTCAACCTCGGTGCCGTCATCCTTCTTGAGCCTGACGGTCATGGCGTCCAGTGCTCCGGATCGGGCACGCCGTCCATGCGTCGGCCGGTGTTGAGCTCCACCTGCACGGCGCGATCGTCCCAGAGCTCCACCATCCCGTAGTCCTTGGTGGCGGTGATGGCGAGCGCCCGGCCGATGTGCTTCTTGCACCAGCGCTCAATGTATTTGGCGCCGGCGTCCATCTCGCCGGGCGATGCCACGCGCGCGGTGAAGATGCGCACCTCCTTGCCCTCTTTGAGCCACGCTTTGACGCGACTTACCATTGGTATAATGGGTTCGCCAATGTGGTTGAAGCCGCGCCAGTGATCGTAATGGGCCAGGGTGCCATCCAGGTCCACCCCGATCCAGCCGCGATGCTTCGGTGAGGTAACTCGGGTCTTGGGATGCTTGGTGGTGGCGAAGTTCTTATTAGACATTGGTCCTGCTCTGCTCCATGATTTTAAAATAGACTTCTGCCGTGGCCCGGCAATCCACGACGGCCGAGTGGGCGCCGTCAAAGCCGTCCGGATGCACGAAGTGCTTGTAGGCCTCCTGCAGGTTGGGTGGCTTGTACTTGTCGAAGCCGGCCGCAACCATTCGCGCCGTGGGCGGCAGCTTCATGATCGGGGTGGCGAGCTCCATGCAACAGGTGATCTTGCCGGGACCCGGATGCGAGGGCTGCCGGCCGTAGCGGTGAAAGGCGGTGCGCAGCACGGTCTCATCAAACTTCTGGTTGAATCCCACCACCTCGGAGGCCTTGGCGCGCAGCTGCGCGAAGACGCTCAGCGCCGTGGCCATCGGCACGCCGCATTCCTTGGCGATCTCGGTGGTGATGCCGTGGACCTTGGCGGCGCCGTCCGGAATGGTGTAGCCATTGGGCTGAATGATGAGGTCGGCCGAGCAAATCTCCTTGCCCGTATCGCTCACCAGCAGGCACCCCAGCTGCACCAGATGCGGCTGCGTGGGATGGCTGGGTGGCAGCGAGCTCTGCACCAGGCCCGTGGTCTCGGTATCGTAGATGAAGATCAAGCTCATTTGGAATTATCCTTGCTGGTTAGAAGGTCTGCGGCGCGTCGCAGCAGCTCGCGGTCGGGTGAGGAGAGGTTGGAAATGCGCTCCGGCAGCGAGCGAAGCTCGTTAGCAATCTCCACCTGATTCTTAGAGATATGACCCTGGCCGTTGCAGGTGCGGCAGTCGGTATCGACCGTCTCCCCGCACACCTTGCAGCCTATGCCTTGTAGCAACATCAAGCCCTCGCTTTCCTATGGCTTTGAAATGGTGGCGGGGAGATACGGGTGCGACCGGATCAGATCATCCACCGCAGCGAAGCACTCGGCGCTGGTCATCCTGTCACAAAGGTGATGGCCGTTGACGTAGCAGACGAAAAATCGGGCGCTTCCGTCTCTGTTGTGGATTGGCTTTATCTCAACCGACATATTTCCCTCCTAAATTCCGGGTGCAGCGGATGAACGGGGGAAGTCTCCGTTCCACTCGACTGGTCCGATTTCAAATTGGGGTTTTCCAGTGGCGCGGTTCCAGCCACAGCAAAGGTGTCCGGCCCGGCCTGCGTCAGGGCAGTTGACGCGCTCAAGGTCGTCATGCTGCGGCTCTCGTCCGGTTGCCGCCTTGAACTCCGCTGCGGTAATCATCAATCGCTCGCTAAATGTAAGGTTTATTGGTCAGCTTCAGCCATGCCCGGCGAAGCCACTTACGCAAACGTCGGTTAGGCCAGTCCATGCTTGTGATGATGACGTGACCGCCAACGACCTCGCCGCCTGCCCAATCCTCGTCCCAAACCATGAACAGGGGGAGTTGCTTTTTACTTTTGAACCCCCAGCGTCTAACCGTGTGCATATTTCCCTCCTTTAGCCTATCGCCTTCGGCATCGGGTGCCGGGGCAGTTTATGCCAGTGGGTGTAGCCGATGGGTGCGCGGGCGCAGGAATGACCCGCACCGGGGCTGCAAGCGAAAAATTCCTGATGCTCAGGACTCCATTCGCATAGGTCGATCCCGAAGCACTCGGTCCCGTCCACGGGCCGGAAATCGTAGAACAGAAGAATGGGCGTTTCCTCGCCCTTCGGTGCGGTCTCAATCGGTTGCCAGTCGGTCAACATGAGGGCTCCTATTTCCGTTGCGGCAGCGGCTTGTGCGTGTCACCGCGCGTCAAGGCTTTCATCACCTGTTCCGGTGATGGCGGCTTGGGCGGAAAGCGCGGGCCTTCGTATGGGATTTTCACCATTTCAAAACGCTCGCTAATTGTTGGGTTGAATGGCGGCTTCAAGCGCCGCGCGCATCCGGCTGCGATAATCGTTGGGGTCACCAGTGCCGGTGTCAAAACCCTGTAAGGCGCGGCTCACCATATCAGCGCTAACGATCATTTTATTGAGGGTAAACCGAGCACCATCAACAAAGGCGTCCTGCAAGTCCCCGTACAGTTTCTTCTCATCGGGATACTTCGGATCGGCCACGAACCGCTTGGCGGCCTCCGTCATAGCTTCGGCAATTATCTCGTCATTCCTCATTTTCCCCTCCAATTATTTGCCGCCGTACTGCGGCGTCAGGTTTCCATCTTCGTCGTGTGTCCCAAGCTCGATTAGATAGCGGCGACATGCTTCCGGTCCGGCTGCAACCAGCCTTTCGGAATGTTCACGGAGCATCTTTTTGATCTGCTCGCATTGCTCTGGTGTGTAGGCCATCGGCAATCGCTCCTTAAAACTTTGGCCCGGCCTTACCGGACAACCAAACAACGAGGCTGACGCCAGCCCCAAAACTTGCGAGGCAACCGCCACCAACAATTAGGATAAGTGACCAAGACATATGGGCTCCTTTTAATCCTTATCCTGCCGCGCCCAGCTCTTGCACTGGCGCTTGAACATCTCGCGCTTTTCGGCTGGTGTCATCCTGGCCAGCCGCTTCTTGGCCTTCGCCAATAGCCTTTCCAGGTCGGGCCGAATCTTCGCTTTTGATTTTATCACGAGCAGGCTCCCCAATCTGCACCCCGGTCGCTCTCCACCAGCACGGGCACCTTGAGCTTGATGGCGTTCTCCATGATCCGGGTAAGCTCCCGGCCGGCCTCGTCCGCGATCTTCGTTCGGGCGATTGAGCTGCCGAGCTCGTCGTGGACGGTCACCAGGAAGGGCCCAATCACGTTAAGAATGCCGGCCTCATCCGCGTCCACCATCGCCTTCTTGGTCAGGTCGGCTGATGAGCCCTGCATCTTTCGGTTCATTCCCATGTAGGTGTTGACGCGCTCAATGCCGCGCACGGTATAGCCACGGTACTTCCGAAAGCCGCGCTGCGCCTCCTCGCTCGTGATCCAGTAGTGCACGGCCTCAGCGCGATCGCGAAATACGGCTGCCGGAATTTTCCGCTGATAGCGCACCGGACCCCAGAAGGGAAAGCGCTGCTTGCGGCCCAGGATCGTGGTGACGTAGCCATTGCGCTGGGCCCAGTAGGCGCAGGCATCGAAGGTGTCCTTGGTAAAGGGCAGCTTCTCCTCATACTCGCGCACGAACTCCTCCGCCTCCTCCACCGAGCACCCGAAGGTCAGCGCCAGCTTGGGTGCCTGCGCGCCGTAGCTCTTGGCAAAGTTGGTGTTCTTGACGCGCTTGCGCTTCTTCTTGTCCTCGCGATCCACTCCCAGCATGTCGGCGGTGAGCTTGTGGAAGTCGGTCTTGGGATCATTGAGATAGGCCTGGCGCGCCTCCTCCGCGCCGCGGCCCACGGCAAAGTGGGTCGTGAAGCGATACTCAATCTGGCTGAAGTCATCGCGCTGCCACTCCTCCCCCTGCTCGGGTTCGAAGACGCCGCGCACCTCCTTGGCCACCTCCTGGTCCTCCTGCCAGTCGGACTCGCGCGCCGGCATGAATTGCAGGTTGGGATGCGAGCCGGCAAACCGGCTGAGCGAGCCGCCCTCATCATCCTTGCCTTGCTTAAAGGTAGGGTGAACCCTACCTTTATGCAAATGACCAAGTATTTGCCCATCAATGAAGGTCGTCACCAGGGTGTTGAACTTGCGGCCATTCAAAATAACGCGCACCAGCGGGTCATTCTGGTACTGCTCCAGAAATGGCTTGGTGATGGAATCCTGGCCATCGGGATAGGCTCGCGAGGGCTTCGTGCGCGGCACCTCAATTCCACGCTCCTGCAGGGCAGCGGCCAGGGCCGGCACCTCCAGCAGCTCCGCCTTGGGGCCGGCGAGCCGCTTCAATTCCTTGGTCCAGCGCGCTACTTCTTTCACGAAGCGGATGCGCAGCTTGGCTACCTTATCCTCGTTGATGAGCACGCCGCGCTGGCGCATGCGGACGAGCAGGGGGATGAGGCGGCGCTCCACCTCGTAGACCGTCATCTGGTCGTCGGCCTCGAGCAGTGGCAGCTGCTTGTCGAGAATTTGCAACGGCCGCAGCGCGTCGGCCTCGGCATAGGGTCCCACCAGGCCCGCCGGCATGCTATGAATGTTGCGCTTGATGGCATCCTCGGACGCGCCGAAGCCCAGCGCCTCGGCGGCCTCGCGCAGCAGGTTTTCATCCTTGCCGATTCCCAGATGGGTCTGCGACACGGCCTCGAGGGAATAGGAGTCGCGCCACTCGTCCAGGAGCGGTTCCGCCACGAGCACGTCGTGGAATACCTTCACGTGCTTAAAGTCCACGCCCCAGCAGGTGGAGAGCCCGTCCAGGTCGTAGCCCAGGTTGGCGCCCACGAGCTCGCCGCGGTACTCGCTGGCCAGCTTGCGCATGAACTTGCTCACCAGGCCGCGGTCCAGGTTGCCGCCGCCCAAATGATCGGTGGGCAGGTACCAGGAGCGCCCATCGTCGGTCGCCAACGACACGCCCACGGGCTTGGCGCCCCAGCGAAAGCCCGGACCCTTGGTCTTGAGCTCCGCGTCGTGGGTCTCGGTATCGATCCCGAGCCGCTTGACGCCGGTCAGGTTGATGGTGTTGAGGTCCGGCGCGGTCCACTTGATCTCCGGCTGGAACAGGGCCATCTGACCCATCTCCGCGGCCTGGAGGTGACGGCGCGCGCCGGCGCTGACCTTGCTCATATAGAACGCTCGTGATGATAATCAGGAAGCTGCTCTTTAAGTTTTTGAATTGTCGCGCGCAGCTCCTTCACCAGGTTGAAGGCCTTGCGGTGGAGCTCGCGCGAGTGCCGGTCGCGCGAGGTCTCATCCACAAACTTGCGCTCGCAGAACTCGCACGGCACGCGACGAATGCACTTGATGGTTTTAGGCACGCAGTATACCCCGTTCCTCCTCGGTGAGTAGCCCGCTGAGCTGGTCCAAAACTGCCCGAGCTTGCGGAAACATCTTGGCGTCGCCAAGCGCCATTTCAATCAGCTCGCGATAATACCAACGGCCCTTGTTGAGGTCATCGTCGCCGTTCTTGTTCTTGTAGCGGCGGACGTATTTGAGGGCATTGCCAGCGGCGAACTCGGGTCCCCAGCCCATCTCTTTGATGTGATCCCACGGTTGAACACCGCTGCCGTAGTGGGCGGCGCGCTGGCCGATCTGCGCCGCGTCACCCTTTTGGATTTCAGCGATGGCCGCCTCGGCAATAGTCTTGAGATAATGGAGGCGCTCTATCTGTTGCTCAGTATTGTCGGTACCAAGGTCCAGTACGGTGCCTTCACCGTCCTGGTTGTCTGCTCTAAGCATGGCCAACGCCACGTGTTCCCAGCTTATCATTTTTTCAACTCCACCTCAATCAGGTTGATGGGAATGCCGCTCAGGCTCGAGGCGGTACGCAGGCGATCCTGGGGCGCGCCGTCGCGACCGTCGCGCACGTAGGTCACGGCCGCGGCCAGCAGCCGCTCGCGCTGGCGCTTGAGGCCCTCCTGCATGTCGCCGTCGGGAAATTGATAGATGGCCTGCTCACCGCTCATTTTGATACTCCTTCGGTAATGGGGCGCAGTTCTCGCCGGGCAGCATCTTGCGATATTGGCGCCAGCCGTCGAAGTTGCCGTGCTGCCTGCGGTTGGCCCAGGCGGAGGATATGATTCCACTGGGATCAATCATGTAGTCGGGACGCGCCTGGTGCTCGGCCGGCGACGCGTGGATGGGCTCCTCGGGATCGTAGAAGTCGGTGCCGGGAATGTTGAGCCGGGCATAGGTGCGCAGGTCCTCGCCCCAGGTGCTGCGCTTGCCGGTCTCAAAGCTGGTGGTGCTCACGCGGGCGCAGCGCGCCACCGAGGTCTTGATGATCCGTTCGCGCAGGGCCTCGAAGTTATAGGTGCCCTCCTCCAGCATCTCCACCTGCAACTTGGTCCAGTCCATTGGTCCGATATAGGGCAGGTGCCACTCCTCGTCGCTCAGGTGCTCCGGCTCGCTGTTCTTGATCGCCGGCCAGATGGCATCGGCCAGCGCCTTGAACTCCGGCTGCGCCGCCCGATGCAGCCGCAGGCCAAAGAAGTTGTCCCAGTCCGTGGCGGTGATGATGCCGTGCACCCATAGATACGGCTCCAGCACCCGGTTGGCAATCTGCTTGTGCAGGCCCAGCTTGGCCAGGCTCTCGGCCTGGATGGCGGCAAAACCGGCGGCGGCGCGCCACTGGCGCTTGGCCATCTCGCGATCCGTCACGGTAAAATATTGTCCGTCCGTATCCATCACCGTGTGCTTGCGCGCGGTATCATCCAGCTCCTCGGCCGCCTGCATGCCGGCCTGGTTCTTGCCCCAGAAGACTGGCATGGCCGGGTTGGTACGAACCTCCTCCAGCATCTTGGCGACGGGCACGGCGCGGCTGCTGCGATAGTTGCGGCTCAGCGCGCGATGCGTGTTGATCTCCGCCAGGATGAAGCGGTGCGCGGTGACCTCTACCGAGGTAATCCGCTTGCCAGCCGGTGAGATGCTGTCGCAGACGACGTCGGCGCGAATCATGATTTTTTCTCCGTCGGACCAGCATGCACGGACAGGCTGGCGTTTGCATCGAGTTCCGTAAAACCCTCGCGCATCTTTCCGGCCAAAATATGAGCCAATGCGGCGCGCACCTGCGGCGTAACATTCTCGGCCATATTGAAGGCCTTCACCAGGGCCAGACGCTTCTGCAGGGCACCCTCTTCACCATTGCGCTTGCGCTCCTCCTCTACGATATTCTCGCCCACGGCCATAGCTCCCGCTAGCATCGCGGCGACGAACACCAAATCACCGCAAGGAAACTTGGATTCATGGGTATGAGCCATCTCCTGGAGATGATCACGCACCTTGGGAGTATACATGACAAATTCCAAGGCGGCAGTACCCACGGCGGTCTTGAGCGGATCAATCGGCCCGTGCTTGGCGGTGTCGTCGTGCAGCGCGTCCTTGAAGGCCGCGGCGCGCACCTCGGGTGAAACATTCTCCATCAGCTTTTTCAGTAAATCACTCATTGGTTCTCCTTGGCTCTATAGTCGGCTCTTGATGAATATATTACCGCCAAACTTCGCTTGGGCTCGGCGCATGCGGGCAGCGTCTTCTGGGTGCAAACCCAACAGCAAACTTGGAAACCATTTTTGCTCAAATGGCTTGCCGCTTGGTTTGTAGAAGGTAAGCCGGTGATCTGGAAACCAGATGGCAGCGCTCTTTTCCATGATGAGCTGCGTGGCCGCGGTCTCGGTGGCGCGGCCGTTGAGCAGTGCAATTCCACTATTCTGCTCCACGAACTTCCTGGCCCACTGCAGCACGCCGCGATAGGGCGGGTTCATGAATACCCGATCGCGCGGACGCCACGGATAGTCCAGCCCATTTAGCACTGCCGGATAATAAAAGCCCTTCGCCGTCTTTCGCACGCTACCATCGGTCAGCATCAACCGGGCCGTGCGCCACGGCATCTTCGGCGGGCAGCACGGGTCAAGATCAAACGGGCCCAGCAGCTTCACCAGCGCTGGGTCGGTGAGGTAGGTATTGGACCAGTTCTTTTGATCGGAATAGGGCGTGGCATCAGCCATTTGTAATGTGCTCCCAGGTCCGGCGCGTCGGGAGAATGTCACCGTGCCGCGGCTTAAGCCACCGCCCCCTGCTCTCGGCATCGTGCGCGTAGGGCTCCGAAAATACGATCCGCAGGCAGCCGGTGTTTAGGAGCGCCTTGACGCAATCGAGGCAGGGGGAGTGCGTGACATAGCAGGTGTGGATCAACCGCACGTCGGGGCAGCGGAGCAGCGCGTTGATCTCGGCGTGAATGGCCTCGCAGGCTTGCAGGTTCTTTCCACTCGGGGCGTTGCGGCCGGCGCATGGAAAGATATCACAATGGGCCTGGCCACTCGCCGGCCCGTTGTAGCCGGAGGAGATGGGATAGCCGTCCGCGTCCATCAGCAGGCAGCCGACCTGGCGCCGGCCGCAGGTGCCGCGGCGCGCCCAGGCCGCGGCGATCGCCAGGCCCGTTTCGTCTAGGGTTGCGCGGCTCATCCGAACAACTCCCCGAGGAAGTGCGCCGACTGCAGCGACCATTGGCCGCGGGCGCAGGCCCAGAGGTGCGCGATGAGGTCATCGCTGGTCTGGAACTCGGCGAGGTTGAGCGAGCGCATGACCTTTTCACTCGCCTCGTTTAAACACGCTTGTGCGCCGTCGCTGTCCACCTGATAGAGGTGCTGCGAGCCGGCGGTGAGGGTGAGGTAGCCGAGCTCCAGCTCGCGCAGCGCCGCGAGAGTGGTCTTCTGCTCGCCCAGCAATAGCTCAGCATTTTGGGAGCTCAGGATTTTGCTGGCCTGGCCGCGCAGCTCCAGCGCCACGACGGCCGCCGCCATGGAGAAGTTGAAGATGTCGTAGACCCAGCCGGTCCAGATGTCGGAGCTGCGCATGGTGGCAACGCAGTGCAGCTTGCCGCCCCGGATGAGGAACTGCCAGGAGAGCGTGCAGGGCGTGTCCTTGCTCGGCCGCGGCTGCTCGCGCCAGATGTTCACGACGGCCTGACGAGAGGCGGGATCGCGCACGAGGGTATCCACCACGAAGGAGAGCTGGTCCACGAACTTGGGCCCGTAGGCCCCGAAGTAGCGCCGGCCGTCATCGCTCAAATCCTTGATGGCCTTGGCGTAGGGCGCGATGGTTGAGACGCGGTTGTCGCCGGACAAAATCCAGGCGGCCTCGGCGCACATGAACTTGTAGCCGAGCTTTCGGCCCGGAGAGAGTACCACAGGGTTGCTCATGTCGATTGTGGTCTGATAGGCGACCAGCTCCCGGTTCGCCCGGCCGCGCCAGGTGGCGCCAGCGGACATGGGAGAAACACTCACGCCACTGTGGAGCAAATCCATGAGGGCGCGTTTCCAAACCAGGGTGGTGCTCATATTTTCAATGCCTCTTGCAGTAGGGTTCGATATTTTTCGGGATGCTGGGCCTGGAAGCGGCGGGCCCATTGGGGATGCGGAATGCTTGCCGCGTTGGGAAAGCTCAGCTCCTCCACCCGCCGCGCCGCGATCCCGCCCAGCGCGATCACGCGCGTGGTGGCGGAGAGGTGATCGCGCAGAAAGCGCAGCCAGTCGTGGCCGATGGCGTTGGTCCACAGTGCCTGGTCCTCGCGGAATTTGAGCTTATGCAATTGCTTGTTGAAATAGGTCGCCGAGCTCATCTCGTCGTTCCACAGGAACGGCGCGGCCCGGTTGCAGGCCCGTGGGCTCAGCTGCTCGCCCACGAACAGGTAGCGGGGATCGCGCGGGTTGCCGGTGAGGTTGGGCAGGTCGGTGGCGAAGGTTTCGCCGGCGTGGCGGCGCAGGGCGTAGACCCGGCCCACGATGGTATCCATGGCGATGTCCAGGAGCTTGGCCGATATGCCGGCAATCTCGAAGTCGTACACCAGCACGTCATCGCGCAGCGGATAGTCCTGAAACTGGGTAAGCTGGTTGTAATACCACTTGCCGTCGGCCGCCAGGTTGCCGCTGGCCAGATCGAGATAGCGTTGCGCCACCATCTCCATGCGAGCAAACTTCTCCACCCGGGTGCGCTTCAGCTCCTCGAAGTGCTTCATGTGACCGGCAAAGTCGCGCCGGACGCACAGCACCGTCACGGCGCCGTAGCGCAGCAGGGCGCGATCCAGGCACCTGGCGCCCAGATCGTAGGCTGGCCCGTCGCGGAAGGTGTCGCCGTATATCTGCTCGGAGAGCCAGAGCCGGTCAATGATGACCAGCTGCTTCTGACTGCGCTTGATTGCCAGATCAACCGTCGCCAAATGCCGCTTCCAGATATCCGGCCACAGGCCATTGTGAATGTAAAAGGCGTCATAGCGCTTCACGAGCGCGCGGGCCAGCGTAGTCTTGCCCGTGCCGTCGGCGCCCTCCAGGATAATAATGCCCTTCAATTCAATCTCCCTGCGATAGCTTGCGTTTAAACAGCATCGCCTTGCCGCTCGGGTAGAGCGCGCAAAACTCCCAGGTGGGGTCGAGGTGCTTCCAGAACACGTCGTCGGGCCCGGGAATAACCACGAACTCCGCCACCAGATATTCCCAGCGGTCCATGATTGCTATTCCTTCGGCCCAATCAGGTTCAAGCTCAGCTTGACCCCCTCGGGCGCGCCGTCCACCTTGGCAAAGCCGCTGGTGCTGGCGATCATCCGCGACTTACCGGTGCCGCTCAGCGGCGCGGCCTTCACCTGCTCGGCGGTGCACGGAATGCGCACCACCACTTCACCGTTTTCATACGAGATTTTCATTTGGTTCTCCCAGCTCTGTTTCGAAACTAAACCCTAGTCTCTCGGGTAAACAAAAGTAAACACTGTTTATTCGCCGATCCGGAAGCGCTTGGCGTGCTGCTCCAGGATGGGCGCGTGGTTCGGCGGCACGAAGTCCTTTGGTTTCACCACGTCCAGGCTATGCCCGCGAGTCGATCGCGGATCACCCGCGGACACAGCCCGCTCCTTGCTCATGTTGGCGCGCTGCACCTCGGCGAAGACCTCGTTGAGTGGAATACCCAGCATGTGCGCGGTGCCATCAGTGACATACTTCAAGTCGGCCAATGCGTCAGCGGCCTTCTCCAGGTCCTTGCCGTCATCGGGATATTCGTTGAGGTAATCCTGAGCCCGACTGATGGCATCGGCCGCGTTGCTGTAGCCACAGGCAAGCACCAGCTCCGAGAGCTCCTCCATCAGGAATTTTATTCTAAAGCAGATGGTGCTCTCGTCGGGAAACCCGGGTGGCGTGCTCTCGGCCACGGGCAGGTCAAACTTGCGGTGGAACTCGCCCACCAGGTTGAAGGTATCGGTCATGCTCTATCTCCGTCTAATTATGTTGATAATTTCCGCCTCACTGATGGGGCGATAGTCGGCGTAGTCGCAGTCCACTCCGACGTCCAGGAAGGTGCAGAGCTCCTGGCGCGGCGGCTTGCCCTTGCCGCCGTGATGATGGCCGTGCAGCACCAGGCCATTAGCCATCGGGTCGTGCAGGTGGAGTCGGCGCGGGTCGTGGATCAGGTTGACCTTCCAGCCATTTGAGAAGCAAATGACGGAGTAATCCTCCACGCTGGCCCAGCCCCTGGCCTTGTAGGTATCGCGATGATCGTGGTTGCCCTTGCGCAGATGCTTGGTGCCATGCAGCTCCACCAGGATGCACTCGAGCTCGGGCCGGCGAAAGTATAGCGCCACGTCTCCCAGCACGAACACCTCGTCCTCCGGCCGCACGGTGTCGTTCCAGCGGCAAATCAGCTGCTCGTGCATGTGGGCCAGGTCGCGAAACGGCCGCTCGCAATAGTCAATGATCTTGTCGTGGCCGAAGTGGAGATCGGAGGTGAAGTATCTCATTTCTCACCGTGCGTCACGTTCCGCGGGATATCCTCCAGAAGGTATTCACCCTCCAGCGCCGCCAGATCGCCGACGGCGTAGAAGGCCGCGCCGAGCTCGCGATAGCCCTCCACCGAATAACCAATCAGCATGTAGAACTGGTTCAGCTCGGCCTCGGTAAACTCGCCTTCGTGATAGCGCTTGACGATCTCGTTGAGGTCCAGCCTCTTGGGGCCGGTGCCTCTAAGGTCCAGCAGCGCGGTGACAATCCGGTTTTCCTGAAACCGCGGCTTGTTATCCGGGCCCAGGATAACGGGCTGCATCGGCAGCCCATTCATCGGTTCAAGCAGTCTCTTCATCGGCTTCCTCCTCCATCTGCGCCTCAATGGACTTCGGCACGGCGAACGGCAGGAGCTCGGCCGGGAATTTCCGTATCTCCGGCACGGCATCCTTGCCGCGCAACAGCTTGAGGTTCTTGCGCTGCGTCGCCACATCGTTCTTGCTCACCAGGCTCTCCGGCCAGTGATGCTTGATGATAGCCACCAGCTGGTCGGCGGTGAAGCGGTCCAGGGATATCAGCTCCTGGAGGTAGCGCATGCGGCCCTGCTTGCGATCGGGCTCGGGTATCGGCGCGCCCACGAGCAGGTTCGCCACGGGCACCTCCACCCGCCGCTTGCCACCCACCCCCTGACTCTTGGCCCGCGGCGCGCCCTCAAAGCGGGCGGCCGGAATGTGCTGGACGAGCTCGCGAGCAGGGGGGAGCTCGTGAACGTAGGAATGACCCTCCGCGGGAGGCTCGCGCAATTCCACGTGGAAGACGCCAGGCCGCTCGGGCTTGGTCCCGGTGCGAATGGCGTTGGCCACCACGCCGCCCAGCCAGGAGCCACACGGCGGGCAGACGCCGCGCGCGATGAGAGAGAAGGCCGCGTTGGGAGTGGTGGCGGCGAACTCGTAGTCCGGCGGAAAGCCGCAGAGGGCTGCGCCCTCATTGACGGTAACAAAGCGCTTTTCCGTCGGATGAATGAGGGCGTAGCCCACGAAGGCATCGGCCGGTCGGTCAACCGGCAGGCGGCGATGGCCGAAGCTGGGCCGGCCGATAATCTGGCCCTGCTCGCCGCGCTTCCACTGGTCCTGCGGCACGAAGCGCTCCCAATAGTCGCGCACCTTCTCGCCCGGCTCCATTTCGAAATAGGTATTCTGCAGCCACTTGGCAACGAGCGGTTCGATCTTCACCGTCCAGTCCAGCCTGGTGGGCGTAACCTCCTGGAGGCATTCCAGCGCGGTCTTGGGTGGCGCCCAGTTGGGCAGCGGCCAGCCGATGTTGACCTTGGAGCAAACCATGAAGAAGCGCTTGCGGCTCTGTGGCACACCGTGCCACTTGGTGTCATGGAGCACGTAATAGACGTTGTACCCGAGCTCCAGGGCCTTCTTCTCGAGCTCGCGCAGCACCTCCTGGCCCTTGCCATAGGCCTGCGTCACGCTTTCGGTGGCCCAGACGGTCGGGCGCAGCTTCTCCAGCAGGCCGAAGTGCCGCACGGTACACTGCACGCGCGGATCGGTCCGCCACTTGTCGGCGCCGCGCGTCTTGGTGTAGCCGGCCACCGACCAGGCGGCGCAGGGTGGATTGCCGTAGATGAAATCGAGTTCTTGGAACTCGGGTTCATCTACGGGCCACTCTGAATTCGGATAATGAATGGGCAGGTCCGGGTAGTTCTTCTGCACGGTTGCCACCCCGTAGTCACTCTCCTCGAAATGGGCGATGACGTCGAAGTGGTCGCGCACCCCGATGGAGAAGCCACCGGCGAAGACGTTGGCGGCGAGGGCGCGGAGCTTGGGCTGAGTTTTCTTTTTGGTCACGGGTATTCCTTGGCTGGTTGAGAGTTAGCGACGACGATAGAGGCCCTTGGCCGGTGAGACAATGAGCTTATAGATATTGTTCATGAGGGACATCTGCGGGCTGCAGTTGCTTTCCTTGAAGTTGTTCTCCTTCAAGAAGGTCTTGACCTGCTTGAGGTTGAATTCGGTACCGCTGGGCATCTGCTGCACCCAGGCTCGGACGGCCTCGGTGATGGGAGAGCCCTTTGACTGGGTAATTACCCGCTTCTTGGGCGGCATAACGGCGGTCGTGATGGGACCATTACCGACGGTAGTTACCTGCAGGTTGCTGACCTCCTTGGTCAGCACCTCCAGGACGGTGGTAAGCCGGTTCTGCGGAATGTCGAATGAGACGTGGAACATGCTTTGAACTTTCATGACGGTTCTCCTTTGGCTCTGTTAATTATCTTTTGGCGCGGCACTTCGGAACTGGGCCATACCAGACAAACATGTTGAGGTCGTTCCAGCTATCATCAGAGCCGAACTCGTAGATTTTATCGCGGCTCTTATCACCGTTGGTGTAGACCAGGAGCGGGACAATATCCGGGCTATGCGTTTGACGGCCGTAATAAACGCCATCTTCGGTCGGTGCCGGATTGATTTTGCGTCGCAGGACTCGGCTCATTTCTTCTTGCCCTTCTTCTTGGGCTTTTCAGCCGGCGCTGGCTCCGCCTTCACTACGGGCTTGGCGTCCTTCTCGGGCCAGGGCGGCACGTCGCCGCGGCCGAAGCGCGCCTGGCGGTCCTCCACGCTCATCTCCATGAGGATATTGTAGTTGTACTTGACGTCGGACTTCTTGGTGGTGCGGCCGGGCCAATTGCTCAGCACGATCTCCACCAGGCGCTCGGGCGTGTAGCTGCCCGTCATCCAGAGGCGCTGCATAAGCTTGCCGGAGCCCTCGTTCTGACCGGGCTTCTCGCCCTCGCCGGGAACGTAGACCTTCTCCACCTTGGCCGCGTTTAAACGCTCTGCGGCCGCGGCGCGCTGGGCCTTCTGCTCGGGGCTCAGCTCGGGCTCGGGCACGGGAAAGCCGAGCAGCTTCATGGCGAGCCGGTAGGTCGCCGAGTTGCGATCGTACTCCTCCGCCGTTCGCGCCAGCCGCACCGCCACCTCCTGGTAGTTCCAGGCCGGCAGCAGGAGCTCCACGGGCTTGAGCCGATCCCAGATGGCGATGGGGCTCTTATCATAGGAGCAGTCGGCCGGTGACAAGAGCGTCACCCACTTTTGGCCGCGCTCCACCACGAGCAGCCGGCGCTTGCCGGCGCCGAAGGTTGGGATTTCATCCTCCAGGTGGACTTCCCAATAGGTGATGTCGTCGCTCATTTATCCCCTCCGCAGAAAGATGAAAATCACCGTGGGTATCAGGATGGCCGCGGCCACCAGGCTATAGATGGCCGTCCAGACTTGCGCGTCAGTTGGCATGGCTCAGCTCCGCGAGTAGGCCACGCCATAGTAGCGCAGCTTGGCTTCGTAGGCGTTGGCCATTATGGAGGAGCGAAAGTGAAACTCTCGCCATTCCCCGCTGAACGGCAGCAGGACCTTAAATATGTGCAGCTTCATCGTCACCACTCCTTGGGCTCGGGTGTACTCACAGTCTCCCCTCCGGGTGACTGTGAGCACACGCCTAGCTCACCGTGGGGCTTATTCGGCGGCCGGCAGCTTCTTGCCGTCGTTGCGCAGCTTCTGGCGGTTCCAGCTGACGTCGCTGGCCTTGGCGGAGCTGTCGGGGTAGTGCTTCTTGACCAGATCAAGAATGGCGGCGGTCGTGGCATTCTTGCCGCCCTTCATGAGCAGCGAGCGAATGTAGCAGCCGCAGGTCATGTTGGCCTTCGGCGCCGAGGTGCTCAGCTCCTCAAAGAGCGGGGCCGCGACGCGGGGCTTGCGCTCGCCGGCCTTCTTGGCCGACTTCTTGACTGCAGGCTTCTTGGACTTCTTGGACTTCGTGGCCATCTGGCCCTCCGTTGGTTGGTCCGTCCCCTCCGAGGGGCCGGCGTTGATGGCGGCCGGGTTGGTATCCTGCTGATCCGTGGCCGTCGGCTTCGGGTCAAAGGGTTCTTCGGGCTGCTGCCCGTACTTGGCATTCAGCGCGGCGAACACCCGGCGCTGACCGTCTTGCTTGGTGGCGAACTTTGAGACATGCTTTTTCTCATCATCCGTCAGGCGATTGAACAACACGGCGAGATTGGGTCCCGAATAGCTGTTCAAATCCTCCGCCTCAATTACCACGACCTGAGTGGGCTGACCAGTGCCTGCCAAATATTGGCGAGCGGCCTCCCCGTGCGGGTGCGTGGTGATCAAAAGGTCCCTGAACAGGACCCCATGTGCAAGGGCGTATATCGTCATTTCTCCTCCGTGGCTCTGTTTACCATCTAAAGCGTTGCGAAGCAACACCTTAGATGGTAAGCCCAACTGGTCGGACGGAGCGGGGAATGCTTAACCGCCAGCTGGGCTCCCACTCACCGCGCCCTACGTGGGCGCAGGAACCTTGTTCTTCAAATCCGTCGCCGCCTTGATCCGGTCCACGATGCTGGTGGTATAGACCATGGTCTTTCCGGTCACGACGTTCCGCATCTTGATCGGATATTTGGTCCGATTGAGCGCTAGGCCGGCCACTTCCCACACCTGGTGCTGCAGCGTGACCTGCGTCCCGAAGTCAATGCCGCGCAGCCCATACATGGAAGCGTAGACGCTGAACTCGCGCCGTGCCGCGCTCTCCATCACCGACTTGTCGGCGATCTTCATTTCCAGCTGGAACTTGGCGGTGGCCTCATCAAAGCGGCCGTTGCCGACGCGGAACTCAATTCCGTATTTCTCGCCCAGCTCCTTCAGGGCATCCTCAAGTGGAGAGCGGAGGCCCTTCAGGGCATCCTTGGAAAACTTCATGATCTTGGCCATTAAAGGCTCCTCCATTGGTTTCTGCGTTGATCCGGTGCGGGGTCCCATAAGCTTGAGCCTGCTGCATCGCCCGTCCGAAGACGTACTAAAGCCTGCTCGTTGATGGGACCCCCACCTTCCGCGACCTCCACTCACCACTCCTGAACCCACCCGTCTGCGCGTGTCCGAGGACACTATGCTTGGGCCGGGGTTCGTTGTTGGTACTCGGCCGATCACTGAAGCTGACTAAACCATGGCTCTGAACATCTGTAAACCCCTCCTAGCCACTTTTTTCAAATTATTTTGGACCATTGATTTTAAAGGGGAAACCCGTAGGCGGTCTTCGGGGCGACCAGATATAAGGTCTCCGAGGCCCGGGTGAGCCCGACGTAGAACACCCGGTGCTCGCTGTCCGGGTCCAGCCGATAGCCCCGCTGGGTCCGATAGGTGAGGTCCGTGGAGAGCAGGACGTTCTCCGCCTCGGCACCCTTCGCCCCGTGAATGGTCTCGATCCTCACGCGCGGCTCGCCGTCCAGCTTCTCGCCGCGGCGCCGGCAGGCCAGGTAGTATTCCCGATCCTCGAGGGGCAGCCGAATGAGAGCGTCGTGCCAGATGGGCGTGCAGTCCATCTTCAACTCCGCGGCCGTATAGGTGCTCGCCTCCTTCAGCTCGCGCGTCACGCCGCAGAAGCGCAGCACCTCGGATACGTCGCTCGCCTCCACGCGCTTGCCGGCGCGAAGCGCCTCATAGGATTTGATGGCGATGATGTGCGCCGGCTTGACGCTCGGCTCACCCTTGAGCCGATACACAACCCCCTGCTCGCGCGCCATCTGCGCCAGCGGGTTGAGCTGGGCGCGCGTCCGGGCGAGCAGGAGCCACTTGCCAGTGCTCAGGTCCACCTCCTCCGGCCGGTTGATCCACTCCACCCGGCCGGCGCGATCCTGGCTCCGCCACTCCTTGGCGTAGCGACGCTCAACCCGCGAGGCCACCGATTCCGCTAAGTCAAAAATTGACTTAGGCAGTCGGTGGGACAGGGGGAGAATGCGGCGCTGGAATGGCAGATTGAGGAAATGCTCCTCGGCGGCGCCGGCCCAGCGGTGAATGGATTGCAGGTCGTCGCCGGCATAATAGACGTCATCGGCATCGGCGAAGGCCTTGCGCGCCACGTCGTATTGCGCCAGGGTGAAGTCCTGGGCCTCATCGAGAATGGCGAGCTTGACCGGCGCCGGCGGGACGTGCGCGTGCGCATAGGCCGTGAGCATGTCGGTGAAGTCCATCAGGTTCCAGTCGCGCTTATACGATCGGTAGGTGTCGGAGAAGCGCTTGAGCCGGAACCAATCCACGTCGCCGCCATGATCCTGCCACGCGTTTTCCAGGCCGCGCTTGGTGGTGCGCGCCAGGTGATCGATTGTGAGGAGCTCGTCGGCGTTGCGACGCGTGGCCGGCGAGTCCAGCATCGGGTTGAGGTCGTTGATGAGCTCGCCGGTGGCCGCGGAGAGCTCACCGAGGTGCTCCTCGCTCAGCACGTCGCGCGAGGTTAGGCCCAGCTCGCGGAACGCCAGGCTGTGGAGCGTGCGGAAGTAGGGCAGGTCGCGCTCGCTGAGGTTGAAGCGCTTGGTGGCGCGGTCCTTGGCCTCCTGGACGGCCGCACGGGTGAAGGAGACAAACGCGATGGAGGACGGCTGCAGCCCTTCTTCCATGGCCTGCTCCATGATCCCGAGCAGCTCGGTCGTCTTGCCGGCGCCGGGTCCACCCAGGATGAGGGTCTGGTTCTGGGTCATTTAATCAGCTTCCCCCAGCGCCAGTATACGTAGAAGAAGGCCCAGGCAGTAAAATATACGCAATCACCAACCTGTTTCCAGTCGTGGGAGGCGAAGCCGTATAAAATGCTTCCAGTGGATACGGCTACCCACATGCTGAATAATTCGTGCTTCAAAAGATTTTTCATAGCAGTTTGTACGCCGCCTCGCACGCGTTCAGCACCTCGTGCCGCAGCGCGGCGCGGGGCCTGGCGGCCATCCACTTGCCGTGGTCAATCTGCCAGAAGACCCGCGCGGTATAGGTCTCGATCGGCGGCGTGCGGTCGTTGAGGGTAACGGTGCCGCGATCGGCGTCGGTCTCGTGCACCTCGTTGAGCAGCTGCGAGTATTTCATGCCGGCTTCATAGTTCTCCAGGGCCTTGCAGGCGAGCTGGCAGGTGTGCTCGCCGCTGGCGTCCGCGCCATCGGGCCCGGTCTGAATGCGCTTGAAGAAGTGGGTGGGATAGGAACTGTCCTCATCGCAGGCGTAGCGGCGATTGCGCAGCTTGCCGGCCACCAGGTAGCTCGTGAAGCTCCATGGGTGATCGTGAATGAGGGATACTCCCGGCGTGCGCAACCGGTCATCCCAGATGTTCAAGCGCCAACGCTGCTGCTCGTCCAGATAGGTTCGGATCATTCCGAAGCCCTGCACGGTCCAGCCGTAGTTCATGGGATTGAGCAGGATGGCGCGGAGGAAGGCCTGCGAGATGGCGAGGTTCATAGAGAAACTCCCTTCTTTTGAAACAACTTGGCCAGGCCGCGCTCGGTGTTGATCTTCACCGTGACGGGCTCGAGATGGAACGGGTTGGAGCAATCGCGAAACCGGCAGCCGCGCGCCTTTACGTGATCCAGAATATCGGTATCGCCGAGCGGCGGCAGGCTCAGCGACTCCTCCAGCAGCTTGTAGACGACGCGGTGCACCTGGCGGTGCCGGCCGCCGACACCCATCTTGGCAAAGCCGTTGTTGCTGTTCCAACCGCTTACCCGCCAGCAGCTGCCATCCAGCCGCATGCGCGCAATGATCCGCGCCGGCAGCTGCGGATCAAAGGCGCACCTTATTCCCGGTATTCTTGACGCCATATCAAAAATGGAAAGGGTAAAGGAGGAAACATTCTTCTGCGGTTCGGCGCGCAGCGCGGCAAGCTCGGCGGCGGTGATGGGCTTTATCGTTCGCATCAGTCAGCTCTCGTCAGCAGGCAGGCCAGGACGATTATTATCAGCAGCACGGTCGTCCAGTGCAGGTGCGCCATTGGTCTCTCCACGATCGTGCTCCGCCAGGGCCTCGCGCGCCTCCTTGAGGAGGGCGCCCGAGACCGAAAAGATGTAGCGCGCGCCCAGCTGGGTCACGTTCACCTCGGTGGACGTGCCCAGCAGGCGGCGCAGGGCCTCAGCGGCCCGGCTCATTTATCACCGCCACGGTGGTGGTCAATAGTTTGAAGTCGCTCTGCAGCTTGTCCATGGCTTTGGTAATGGGCTCATGAAGCTCCAGCATCTTAACTTGCAGCTGGGTCAGCCGCTCCTGAATCGCCTCGGCCTCGGTCTTCTGGTAGCGGATGCGGTCGGTGATCTTCTGCAGGGCCACGTTGAGGTCTTTGACATGGAAGATACCCTCGGCATGCTTCCATTCCTTGTAGCCCTCGTTCTCGCCGACCAGGTAGATGGGCTTGCCGTGCGCCCAGGCGTCACCGATCTCGAAGATGGAGGTGTTGAGCGCGTCCTCCGGCTCGGCGTAGCTCAGCATCACGTCCGAGCGGATCATGTCGTCGTGATTATCCCGCATCCAGAAGCGCGCGGGCCTGGCCTGCTCGGCCGCGATGTCGCGCACGATCGTCCAGCGCGCGGTGAAGTAGAGCCGCTCCCAGTGCTGGCGCAGCTCCAGGAGCTTGGCCGCGTGAATGCGCTTGCTCGTGATGTAGACCGAGACGAACTTTCCCGGCGGATACTCCAGGCGATTGACGGGTTGGCTATTGCTCATGGTACAGGCCCTCTCTAACGGATTGTTGCAGCCGGCGCGCCTCGGCCAGGATGCGCTCTAAATCGTTCACCAGCGCGTCTATGGGTGAAACGGTTGTTCCATGCTTCTCATTGGCGGGCATCAGCACGTAGCCCAGGTTGCGCTTGGTCTCAATGGCCTTCTCGCCCAGCGCCGCGCGCAGCTTTAGAATGAGAATGCGCACGGCGTTGAGCGACGCGCATCCGGTTGCCCGCTGCAGGCGCTCCGGCACGGCATAGCGCTTCCAGCTGGTTCCGTGAGCAATGCGCAGCTCCATCAGGGTGCGCAGCACAATCGCCTCCTCGCGCGTCAGCCGGACCTTGCGCGGCGATACCACCAATGTGCCCTGCAATTCCCAGCCGCTCCAGATCGTCGTGTTCATAGTGAGCTCCGGTTCGGCAGCACGCTCGGCGGATCGTAGGGCAGCGCGTAGTAGCCCTTGCCCCACAGCGTGGCGATGAAGCGATCGGTGCCGTAAACGCCGCGCAGCTTGGCGCGCAGCTTGGAGATGTAGACGTCAATGCTCTTGACGTCGGGCCAGTCCGGCTCGGCCTTGCCCTGACAGATGGCCGCGTACAGGCCGCCATCCTTCTTCACCAGGCGGCCCTCCGCGCGCAGGAGTGCGCCGGCCACCGCACCCTCGTGTCCCGTCAGGATGACGCTGAGCCCGCCGCCAAGCAGCACGCAGAGCTCCTCATCGTAGACCCAGCCGCCCCAATCCAGCAGCCGCGGAATATCCAATGACCCACTGCAGTGCGGGCAAAATCGCATTGCTGGTTGCCCCATTACATTGCCTCCGGCTTATTCACGGTGGGCTGCTTGAACTCCTCGGTCTGCTTCGAGAAGGCCGGCAGCACCCACAGGTTGACAATCTTACCCTTGATGGTTCGCACCTCGCTGATGGCGCGGCGGCGGTGCAGGAATTTCCAGATGGCCCGCTCATCGATCCCCGACACGCGGTGCTGCTGGAGATACTGGAGGAAGTCGGACGACTGGAAGTAAACCAAGCCGCCACTCTCATCCGTGTATGGCTTGCCCATTAATACCTCGTCCAGCTCCTTGGCCGTGACCTTGCCGGTGCAGAAGCGGTGCAGGAAGCTCCACCACTGGCCCTCGCGCGTCGCGTCCTCGGGAACGTCCACCTCCTCCGCATTGTCCATCAGCTCCTGGACGAGCTCCATCCATTTCGTCGGCTTCATGGGACGCGGCCAGAAGCTCGTCGCCTCGATCACGGCCGCCGCGAATTTCAGCTGGTTCATGAAGCTGGGAGTATCAATCTCCAGGCGACGATCATTGACCATGATTATCCAGGTCACGGGATCGGTCTTGAGCTTGACGATATCGCCGAAGGTGATGTTGGTGGTATCGGAGAGCGGTACCTTTTCCTTCTTGGCCTTGGTGATCCCGAAGGCGCACTTGGCGCAGGCCTTCTTGTCGCACAGCTCCTTGATCGGCGACTGCTCGCACAGGTAGAAATAGTCGCGCTTGGCAATCGACTTGCCGACCCCCTGCACCTCGCTGGCCGAGAGTGGATTTTCCAGCAGCGCGTTGAGCTTGGGCAGATGGTCCCAGAACTTTTCCACGCCCCAGCGCGCCTTGGCGTAGCGCGCCAGATTGAACATCATGTTGTTGTCCCAGTCGCCGAACTTCTTCTCGGCGAAACCGCGGATAATGCAGGGGGGAGCGCCGAACAGCAGGTCATCGGAATTTTCGGTGACGGCGCCGTTGGTGTGCTTCACGGGCAGTGGATTGACGATGATCGCCGAGAGCTCGGCCGGCGCGATGGCGGTTTTCTCCGCCAGCTTCAGGAAGTCCTCGGGGGTCAGCGCGTCGCCGGTCTCGGGGTCCAGCGCGTAGCGGTTGGAAAACTCGCCGCCGGCGTACGGCATGTTGATCCAGTTGCCGGTGCCCTCCTCATCGAGGGTATCCTGCTTGGGGAATATCTCAACGCCGGCATGGCCGAGCACCTCGGCCCAGCGCGTCAGCTTGGCGCGCACCAGCTTGGCCGGCGCCGGCTCGCTCAGGAACAGATAGAGATGGGCGCCGCCCGACTTGGTGCGGCAGACAATGAGCGGAAGGTTGAGAGCCTGGACGAGGGCGTTGAGTGCCTTCAGGTCCAGATTATATTCGTCGATGTCGATCGCGCCGAAGTAGCAGAGGCTCTGCTCGTTGATCGGCACAACGCCGATGGCGTAGGTGCCGGCCAGGTGGGTTTCCCACAGCGCGGCCGTATAGGGCTTGTGAACGGTCTTGCGCTTGCCGGTGAACTTGCCCTTGTCGTCGATCGTGAGGCCCGTACCCACGGCATAGGTGCCGTGGCTCTTGAGGAGCCCCGCGAAACGTTCATAAAACTGTGCGGCAAGCGATGTCATACCCAACCTATGTTATTCTTGTGAAAGCAGACGGGGTGATGATCTCTCGTAACTCATCACCCCGCCCCTCATATCCGCGGCGCCGCAAGCACCACGGTTATTCACTTACATGGGAGGAGTATCGGAACCCTTGACC